TATCCATCGGCAAAGGATAGATTTCGCAACAAAGGTTCTCGGTGTTCCAGATTCCTATAAGCAACTCTTTGCTATATCGGTTGCGACAGATGCTAGCGTCATTGCTGATGCAACGGTGGGCGGAACAGTAGTACTCACCGCAGCCAATGTCGCAGCTCAGGGTGCTCTTGTGACGGATGCGCATATGGATAATGCTGTCTCTGGGCAGTTCAATTCGTTCTTCTTACCACCCTTATAATGATCCGCCGACTCATCGTAGTTTCGCTCGTTATCTTACTAACCTGCTACGGGGCAACGCCCTTTGGCCTAAGCCTCACTGCGCCTTCGCCACGTATGATAGGTGTAGGGATGGAGACTCCGTATGGCGTTTCGGCTAGTGGGACATCGTGGGGCTTTCAGTATGCGACTTGGGCATTGGCGATGCCGAGCGCGCTCAAGACATCGCTTCTGGCGGCAGGCGTCAATACGATCCGGCTCTATGTTGATCCGCAGCCTCTCGCCACTGCCGCTAACGATGCAGCGGTCATCTCGCTTCTAACCTCTGGGCCGTTCGTTGCAATTACGGACTTACTTGCTAGTGGCTTTAAAAAAGTCATCTTCGACTTCCACTGGCAGCCAAGCCCATCGCTAACGCCAGGGTGGGGGGCGTCGGATGTCATCGCAATAACTAGCACGGCGGATACGAAGTTTGCCCAGATGGTTCACGTCGCTACGGTCGTGGCGCAGCAGCTTGTGGCTAACTATGGCGATAATGTCCTCTTCGAGCTGTTCAACGAGCCCCCGGTCGCCGCAGCCTTTACCGGTGTGACCTGGGCCTCACAACTACAGTTCTATGTGAACGCAGTACGAGCCGTTGCGCCGACGCTAAAGCTCATTGTGTCGAATATGGACCTGGGCGATACAGGCACGTTCCTCTCGTTTAATCTTAGCTCATATGCCTCTGACCCAAACATCTTCTTCTCATTCCATGATTATCAGCCAGGTGCATTCACTCCACAGGGTGGAATCGGTGGCCAGGGCGCTGGAGCTAGCTACGCTCAGTATCTCGCCGTTCAGTTTCCACCGGGAACAGGTGGAGAGACGCGGACTGGCACAGAGGCTACTGCGGCGGCTCTAGTCAATGCCGATACCTCTACAAGCTCGGGACAGAAGTCCTCATTTATCACTACAATCAACCTCTTGATCGATGCTTATTTTAACACCCCTCAGAACGTGGCATGGCTACAGGCACGATTCGCTGCGGCTGCCGCTCACACTGATGCCGCTGGTATACCTCGCTACCGGCTGTTTAAGGGAGAGAATGGAAGCGTCGGTGTTCAGACATCAGATAACACAAGGAACTACATCTCTCCAGCAGGTGGAGGCGGTGCGCCATTAGCTAGCCGGGTCACCTATTACTCAGCTATCGGATCGGAGTTACTAGCGTTGGGCATAAGCGGCTCTATTCATACTATAGAGAAGAAAGATGCATATTCAATCGTCTCAGGCACAAATCTAGTGCCGGAGATAGCAGCGGTGGCATTTCAATGAGCGAGAAACTTACAAGTATAGACGTAGAAATTTCTATGTCTAGTCCTGCTATTTTATCAAATAAATTCTTTATCACTATAACGTCTAGCGTTAGAATTGCATTCTGTGAGCAATTAGGTGATGTGATACGACCTCGCATGGCAGTATGTATGTCGAGAGACGACGCTCATAGTCTATGTATATTACTAGCGGAGCTACTAGGGACAGATGTTAAGAAAAACTAGCCTTCTACTCGCGTTAGCATTTACTTGGGCCTCGCCAGTATGGGCGACGGTTAAATGCTTTACTACGACTGGTGCGTCGACTATTACAGTTCCATCGGATTGGAACTCTGCTAATAATAAGATCGAGGTCATAGGTGGGGGTGGATCGACTCCTACGAGTAATGGCGTAGCCTTTGGAGGTACTGGTGGAGCTGCTGGTGGGTGTTACTCAAAAGCCACTAACGTTACCCTAACCGCTAGTGGCTCTATAGGAATATCGGTTGGTATAGGTGGTGTTACAGGGGCTATAGGCTCAGCGACTTCAGGTGGTGATACATTCGTATGTAACGCTACTACTAACTGCGCAACTATCGCAGGGACCGCAGTAGTTACCGGTGCACATGGTGGTAGTGTCCCTACAGGTACAAATGCAGTAACTGGAGGGACATGCTCTACTACCGGAGCTGTAGGAAGTACGACTAGTGCTGGTGGTACTGGTGGGACGACAACAGGGCTTAGTGGCGGTGCTGGTGGTGGTGCGGCAGGTCCAGATGGTGTGGGCGCTGCTGGTGGCGCTGGTTCATCAACCGCACAGGGCGGGGCGGGTGGAGGCGGGTCAGACGGTGGAACAGTAGGAGGTGCTTCATCTGGCCTAAACGGCGCAAATGGAGGTAATAATTTTAGTGGAACTGGCGGTGGTGCAGGTGGAGCTGGTTCAGGTGTTGGAGTTGCTGGAGCAGCAGGAACAGTTGGTGGTGGTGGCGGCGGTGGCGGCGATTTTAATGGAGCTGGAGCTAGTGGTGGTGGGGGCGCTGGTGGTCCAGGTAACTTATGGACGTGTGACTCAATTAACGGTGGTGCAGGTGGTACGGTTGGCCCTGGAGGGGGTGGTGGTGGAGCTGCAGGAAACCTAACTACTGGTACAATTAACTTATCTGGTGCTGGTGGCCTTTATGGAGGGGCCGCAGCTGGAGCAGCAGATACTATAGGAGGGGTTAATGAACCTGGTGTGAATGGTGCTCAGGGTTTAGTTGTTATGACGTATACTCCTGTTGCGGGTGCCACGTGCCCTCACGGCTATATGACGATGGGAGCTGGGTGCTAAATGGCTGACCTTTTCGACTGGCTCGCCACAGTCCGAGACGACCCCTACGCCTTCACTATGGGCGCATACCCATGGGGTGAGGGTATGCTCACAAACTTTACCGGTCCCATGCCTTGGGCGAAGGAGCTTATGAATGACATTAAACTCGGACTCACTGACCTTAACACAGCTATACAGCTTGCTACTGCCTCTGGTCATGGAATCGCCAAATCAGCAACTGTCGCTCACCTTATCTTGTGGGCTTTCTGTACATACCCAGATACCCGAGGGGTCGTCACCGCAAACACCGAAAATCAACTTCGAACTAAAACATGGGCAGAGCTCGGTAAGTGGTTTAATCTGTGCTTCTTCGCTAGAGATCACTTCAATCTCACAGCCACAACCTTAAGTTCAAAGGACCCAGAGCGAGAACGAACCTGGCGCATAGACATGGTGCCGTGGTCTGAGAAGAACCCACAAGCCTTCGCAGGTATGCATAACGCAGGGAAGCGTCTAATAATAATTTTCGACGAGGCCTCTGAAATTCATGATATGATTTGGGAGACGACTGAAGGTGCACTTACCGACGCCAACACTCAGCTTATGTGGTTAGTCTTCGGCAACCCAACTCGTGCAACCGGCCGGTTCCGAGATTGCTTCCACGGAGGCCGCTTCGAGAAGTACTGGCACTGCCGACAGATCGACTCACGTTCAGTTCCAATCTCGAATAAACGCTATATAGCTCGCCTCATCGAGGCCTACGGTGGAGAAGACAATGACATTATTCGCTACCGCGTCCTTGGTCAATTCCCACTCTCAGGACTTATGGAGTTCTTCTCTCCGACAGAAATCGAAGCGGCTATGGATCGGGAGCCTTTCCAGGAGTTCACGGCGCCCCTTGTATTGGGTGTCGACGTTGCACGCTTTGGTGCTAACTCCAGTGTTATCTTCCCACGTCGAGGTCGAGATGCACGCACTACTCCTAGAATCCGATTCCAAGGCATTTCCACCACTGAACTAACAGACCATATAGTCAACACCCAGAGCCGGCTTGCCGCTGATGGTATTATGGTCGATGGCGGTGGTGTTGGCGGCGGCGTTATCGACAACCTACGTCATCGGCGCCTGCACTGCTATGAGGTTCAATTCGGTGGAAGGGATATAGTTTTCAACTCGACCTGGGGTAACTCAGGTGAGCGCTATGCTAATAATAGAGCCGCTATATACGGGAACTGCCGATCATGGCTTAAGTCTAGCTGCCTCCCTAATGACCCAGCTCTACGACAGCAAATGCTAGCTATTCGCTACACCTTCAATAAGAAAGATGAAATCCTTCTTGAACGAAAGGAAGACTTAGTCGATGAAAATGGCTATGGAATATCTGTCGATGATATCGACGCACTGTGCTTAACCTTTGCTCATCCACTTACTCGACATATATTTCAGCGTCCCGAAGACTATGAGATCGTGACTGAGTGGGACCCCTACTCAGAAGAAAGAATGTGGGCAGCATAAACTAGGAGACAACTATGAGCCTGACACCACCTTCACCACAGGCGATGTATGTTCCACCGGTTGCGCCGCCGCCTGCGGCTCCAGCTCTACAACAGCCTCAAGGTAGCCCGGGGCAGTTTGGAACACAGTCTGGTACTGGAGCTGGAGGAACGCCATCGTTTATGTCTAATGCCGCAGCGGCACCGGCACAAACGCAGACTGGCCAGCGCTCCCTTTAGGATCATAAGATGCCTGTAGTTCCCATCTCTCGCCAACCTCGGCGCCAGCCTCAGCCAATAGCCGATACTAAATTCCTAATGATGGCTGCGGCTATGATGCGAGGGGAGGGAAAGATTCAACCAGCGCCATCAACTCAGGACCAGAGTGCTGCCTTACAGTCGATTCAGCCACAGACACTAGATGCCAAAGCCTAACCCGCAACTTAGTGCCGCTGACTACGCGTACCGTCGATATTGCGAGGGGCGATTGATTTCGCTCAGAGTTAATCGGTATAGTTGGTGGGTACATTGGAGAGAGCTTGCGGATTACTTCATTCCTCGACGTTATAAATGGCTCATAACCCCAAACCAGCAAGCTCGTGGAGCACCAATAAACCAACACATCCTCGATGAGGAGGCTTGTATCTTCGCTCGTAATCTAGCCTCAGGTCTTGTCTCAGGTAAGTGTGGCCCGAACTCGAAGTGGTTTAAGCTTTTAATTAATCGTATCGACTCTACTGGTACAACTCCAACTAGTCTATGGCTTGCAGAATGCGAAAGAATCCTCTACCTAGTCTTCAGCGAAAGCAACTTCTACAACGCTATCGGCGTCGCCTTCTTCGACCTTGTTATATTCGGTACCTCAGCACTTCTAATCTATGAGAACTATAAAAACGTTATTAACTGTATCAACCCATGTCTTGGAGAATATTATGTCGATATCGATGGCGACTACTTCCCAACAGTGTTCTATCGAGAGTTCACTCTAACAGTTGATGCCTGCGTTCGAAAGTTTGGTTATAAGAACTGCTCAGCCCCGATCCAGGAACTATACGATAGCACCAGTGGTTCAAACCGCACGCGAGAACTTATAGTTGCTCATAGCATCGAACCTAACGATGATGGTCGAGCACAAGAGTTCGGCTTCGCCTCTAAGTGGAAGTTCCGTGAAGCTTATTGGGAATGGGGTGGGTCAACTTCACCGCAAGGTGGTGCAGCCTCACCCCCAGGCTTCCTTAGTCGTGGAGGTTTCTATGAAAATCCTGCGATTATTGGCCGGTGGGATATTGTTTCTAATGATCCGTATGGTCGTAGCCCTGGTATGGATGGGCTTCCGGGTCAGAAGCAGGTTCAGCTAGAGACACGCCGCAAGGCTCAGGCGATCGATAAGATGGTTAACCCGCCACTGGTT